TCCCTCGCAAGAGGTAAAGGTGCAAAGTCCAATTACTTTAGGAGAAACCAAATGGCAACAGTCACATACAGAGGAGTCAAGTATGACTCTGAAGAGTACAACGCAAAAGTGCTTGCCCAAGCAGAGCAAGCTAGAAATCACGATTTAATGTATCGTGGTCTCAAGGTTGTAAGAAAAGTAGCAGGAGGCAAGTAATGTTGGTTACTTTAGAAATTCTCGCTGCGAGCGTAGTTTTTCTATCAATCATCTACGCTGAAGCTAAATTCCTCTATGGCAGAGGTTAAACAAATATAGGAAGGGGTTGACTCTTCCTATTTTTTTGTGTAGAATATATAAAACACTATTCATATGGATAGAGAAAAACTAAAAGTCATGATTCGTAATTTAGAACTGATGATTGACAATATTAAGGCAGAGGTGTATTCTGACGTGAATGCATATAAAAATTCTGATGCATTTGCACAACCTTCTGACTATGATGAACTCTACGACGACGACGATGGCTACACCGATTAGTCGTGCAAAACGATTAGTAAAATTGCTTGAAAGACTCTTGAGAAAGAGAGAACTTTTTGATGATGAGCAATTTAAGTTAATTAAAGAACAATTAAAAGTTGCTAAAGACGAATTAGCACTTATTGAGGAAAAAACATCTAAAGGATTCAAGTAATGACCGTTAAATTGGTTAGCATCACCCCCGATGCAGAAAAAACAATGGCACATATTGCCAGAGTGTCTAATCCAAGTAATCAAGATAATCCAAATTATGCAGGATTATTGAGATATTGTATTAAGCACAATCATTGGTCAGTTTTTGAGCAATCATCGATGACATTGGAAATAGAGACTACTCGTGCCATCGCAGCACAGATATTAAGACATCGTAGTTTCACATTTCAAGAGTTTTCTCAAAGATATGCTCAAAGTCATGAATTAGGTAAAATAGAACTACCAGACTTAAGAAAACAAGATTTAAAGAATCGTCAAAATTCAACAGACGATCTTGACCCTTTTGTAAGACAGAAATTAGAAGCACAGATGATTACACTGTTTAGTTCTTCTCAAGCATTATATAATCAGATGATCGAAGAGGGAGTTGCAAAAGAATGTGCTCGAATGGTGTTACCATTGTGTACACCAACTAAAATCTATATGACAGGTTCATGTCGTTCTTGGATTCACTATATCGATCTACGTTCTGCACATGGAACACAAAAAGAACATATGGACATTGCAGAAGCATGTCGTAAAGTCTTTATCGAACAGTTTCCTACAGTTTCTGAAGCACTGGATTGGGAATGATTTTAGTTCTTGATGATGTAGTTGATCTTAATTCTACTTTTCAGAGTGATTCAATGAAAATACTTAATGAATTGGATCAACCTAATATAAATGAAAAATGGTATAGTCTTGAAGAACAACACCCTTTTGATAATTTTTGTAATTCAATGATTCGTGTTGCGAGTCAATTTGTTAATTTAGAGGAATGTATTGGTTATGAATTTTGGACACAAAAAAACACAAGACCTTCAAAATGGCATTATGATAAAGATGAACAATTAAAAGGAAATGAAAATGTGGTGAGTTTTCCTCTATGCTCAATGGTTTACTATTTAATTGTAGAAAATTTAGATGGTGGACAATTACAGGTAGAAGATGATATAATAACACCAAAGACAAACAGATTAGTGATTTTTTCACCAGGAAAATATCATTATGTTCAACCATATACAGGCACAAGAATATCAATGCTTGTTAACCCTTGGAATAGGGTTCTAAATAAAAGTAATTAAATTATTAAAATGGCAACTTATCCAGTAGTACATAAAGAAACAGGTGAGAAGAAAGAAGTCTCAATGAGTGTTCATGATTGGGACAAATGGACAGAAGAGAATCCCGATTGGAGTCGTGATTACTCTGATCCTTCAACAATGCCAGGTGTTGGTGAAGTTGGAGAATGGAAGGATAAGTTAAGAAAGAAGAATCCTGGTTGGAACGAAGTTTTGAAAAAAGCACAAAAATCACCAGGTTCTAGAGTGAAAACCTTATAATGGCAAGAAAAAAAAGAGGTTCCGATCAACCGATTGGGGTTGGATTGACCGCAAAACAGATGAAAAGAAAAAAACCAATTAATACTGATTATCTGGTGGATATCGAACCATTATCAGATAGTCAGAAAAAAGTATTTGATGCTTACACAAATGGTAAGCATATTATTGCCTATGGTGCAGCAGGAACGTGAAATCGGGTTTTTGCCTGGTGATCATGAAGATAAGGCAGATATTTACCAAATACCATACAAGAATATGGTAAAATATATGTTCCAGATGCCATCTGATGCAGATTTTGAAATGCTCTATGGTAATCTCAAAGCACAAGAGACAATTAAATTCTGGAGCACCTCATTTTTGAGGGGAACAACACTTGATAACTGTATTGTTTTAGTTGATGAATTCCAAAACTTGAATTTTCATGAATTAGATAGTATAATAACAAGAGTTGGTGAAAATAGTAGAATTTGTTTCTGTGGTGATGCCACTCAAACCGATCTACAAAAAACTAATGAAAAAAATGGGATTGTTGATTTTCTAAAAATCGCCCGTACGATGCCTTCCTTTGATATTGTTGAATTTGGTATAGAAGACATCGTTCGTTCTGGTCTTGTTAAAGAATACATCATCGCTAAAATGCAACTAGGTATGTAATGTTTGATTTTGTTAATTTAGATCTCCCGAAACTTGAAAGGGAGACAATTGAAGGAGTTCGTTATTATTCTGTTCCAGATGAAGACGAATTACTTAAATTAGTTTCGATTACTTCAATTACAAGTCACTATAATAAGGAGATTTTTACAAATTGGAGAAAAAGAGTCGGAAATGAAACTGCAGATCGTATCACAAAAGCGGCCACAAGTCGTGGTACAGATATGCATACGTTAACTGAAAATTATCTTAAAAATGCAGAACTCCCACCCGTTCAACCAATGGCAGAGTTCTTATTTAAGATATCTAAATCCAAACTTAAGCATATAAATAATATACACGCACTAGAAGGATCTCTCTATAGCAAACAACTTGGTATAGCGGGAACCGTTGATTGTATAGCAGAGTATGAGAACGAGTTAGCGATAATCGATTTCAAAACCTCAAAAAAACCCAAACCACGAGAGTGGATTGATCACTATTTTGTTCAATGTATGGCATATGGTTGTATGCTTTACGAACTAACTGGTATCCCTGTTAAAAAATTGGTCATTATTATGGCTTGTGAAAATGGAGAGTGTGTCGTCTATGAAGAAAGAGACAAAGCAAAGTACATCAAACTTCTTACAAAGTACATCGAGAAGTTTATTCGAGATAAATTGGAACTCTATGGAACCAAATAAAGAATTAGAAAAAGCGATTGCGAGTAAATTCCTTACTCCGCAAAAATTTGCCATAGAGATTGAGAAAATCGTGGCAGAGGAAGATCTTAATTACATTGACGCAATACTACACTATTGCGAAATTAACAATCTTGAGGTAGACTCTATAAAGAAGGTCGTTTCAAAACCCTTGAAGGAAAGACTCAAGTGGGATGCAACAAGACTCAACTTTATGAAGAAGACTTCTCGTGCTAAACTTCCATTATGAAAATTTCCCAATCGGATTTGACACACCATCGTTTACAAGCAATGCTTCGAGAACATAGATTTCATGATCTCGAATATCTTGGAAAACGTGAAAGTTATAAATCAGGAAAACTAGAACACTGGTATCGTATCGGTGACAATGAAGTTCCTGTTGACGCAATTACACAATTAGAATCACATGATGTTGAAGACGAAAGTGACTCCGTTTGAAACCTACCAAACATATCTTTCGATGAAAAGTCATTTTACGAACAGTAAGTATGACTTTTTTAAGTATGGTGGTAAATCAAGGGCAACTGTCACCTCATTTAATAAAAGAAAAGACAAGTATTGGTTTGAAAAAACATCAAGAAAATATTCAGATCAAGAAATTACAGATTTTCTTCTTGCAAACTTTGTTACAACCGACACACCTCAAAATTTATGGATTGGAGAAATAATAAACTCTGGCGAAAGAAACTACGCAGATTGGATGAGAAGACAGCAGAGTTTGACCTACTTGTTCAAAGAACAATCAAGGGAATTGCTATCGGAAAAGAAATTAGAAGAAATATTCAACTGCTCGAAGGGACACCCACTCATACTAAAAAAGTATCTGGGTGGAAGCATAAATTTGGAAACATTCGCAATCTTCGAGAAAATATTTTCTTTTGGAAAAAACTTCGATGACAAGTTAAAAGACCCAGTGTGGGAATCCGTAAGTTTGAAATTAAAAAAATATCTTCCTTTCCTAAATATTAATGTGTTCCAATATAAAAAATTTTTACGAGAACTGATCAATGAGTAAATTTTTCGATTCAGAAATAGTTCGTGAAGAACTAAAGGAAATCAATCAACTCCAAGAGTCTATCTATGGTGCATTGTTTTCTTTTAGTGGTATGTCTCGTGAATCTCAAGTGGAGCATATTGATATGCTAGTTGACTTGTTGGAGAGACAAAAGGTAATGTATACTCGTCTGTCTCTTTCTGATGATCCAGAGGCAAAACAAATGAAAGATGATCTTAAAAAGAGCATCATGGTCATGGGTTTTCCTGATGGTACAGACATGCCCTATCTTTTTGAAGCCATGCACAAGACAATACAAACTCTACGATTGGCAGTTGACCAATAAGAGTTTCTTTGTTATACTATAAAAGTAAATCTACCAAATCTAACTAATCCGAGGTATCCAAAATGTCGTTTGCTAATCTTAAAAAGCAATCAAAGCTAGGTTCTTTGACAGCTAAACTTGTTAAAGAAGTCGAAAAAATGAATAACACAGGGGGATCAACTGATGATCGTCTGTGGAAACTTGATGTTGATAAGGGTGGTAATGGATATGCCATAATCCGTTTCTTACCTGCTCCTAACGGAGAGGATCTTCCATTTGTGAAGTTATACTCTCATGCGTTTCAAGGACCAGGCGGATGGTATATTGAAAACTCTTTGACAACTTTAGGTCAGAAGGATCCAGTATCAGAATACAACACTGAACTCTGGAATAATGGCACAGATGCAGGTAAAGAGACAGCAAGAAAGCAGAAGCGTAAGTTAACTTACATTTCTAATATCTACGTTGTTAAAGATCCTGCGAATCCAGAAAATGAAGGAAAAGTATTCCTATTCAAATATGGTAAGAAAATCTTCGACAAACTTACTGCAGCAATGCAACCAGAGTTTGAAGATGAAGAAGCAATCGATCCATTTGATTTCTGGCAAGGTGCTAACTTCAAGTTGAAGGCAAAGAATGTTGCAGGTTTTAGAAACTATGATAGTTCTGAATTTGCTGCTGTAAGTCCTCTTCTTGACGATGATGATGCACTAGAAGGTTTATGGAAGAAACAGTTCTCTCTTGCAGAGATTGTTGCTGCCGACCAGTTTAAAACTTATGATGAACTCAAGAAGCGTTTAGAAAATGTTTTGAGAGTGGCGAGTTCCCGTCCATCCGATCCAGAAGTCTTTGAAGAAGAGACAACTCGTGGATCAGTGAGAGAACTTGAAGACTTAAGTGAAGGTCTTGGTAGTAGAACCAAAGAACCTGTATCACTTGCTAGTGATGAAGATGATGATGCTTTATCTTATTTTGCTAAACTAGCAGAATCCTAATAAGAATTCATAAGGTTGGAATTTTCAGTCGTCGCAGTCGTTTCATCAACGTATTGCGACGATTTATCATATACCATGATATCTCTGAAATCATTTAAGAATTGCTGTAAATATTCTAATCTTAATATGTTTATTTGACGTTTCTTATTATTTTCACTCGTCTCGTATTCATAATGACTTACACCAGTTCTGACATTTGTTCCAGAAACTGATTGACGACCACCATCATAGTAGGTGAATACAAAATCTTCATCAACAACTTTGCCTTTTGGAAGTATGATTCTTCCATCGGCATTTTTTATTTCTTTTGTTTCATAATATTTTACATTATTCAAATTAGTTCCATATTTTTCAAGTGCAAAGTCATATATCTCTTTATCAGACAACGGCCATTCATTTCTGACGTTGACAATTCCAGCGGTTATTATTACAACCCAATCAAGTTCTGGTGATCCATACTCTTCATCGGCAACCATATCAGGTCGATACCCCATCGGTATTTGATAGTAGTTAAATAGCGTAAAATTATTCTTTAGATCATCACGCAGTTTAATTCTACGAAATATGTTTTTAACCTCAATTGTATTAAGTGAGGAAAAACGATCCGACATGTAAGAAGGATATATTAAATTTGGAAATTCTCTGAAAAAACTCATTAGAAACCTACTGCACTTTCGTCTTCATAATCAACATCATAAATTGGTTCAAGTTCTTTAAATGTAAGATCCATAACCATTGAAACTGGTGTTCCATCAGCGTATGTCATGTGTGATGCTTCTCCTGTATAATTTACAGATATATCGGTTAAGAAGCACTGTTTAAATTTATGTAGGAATGGATGATCTTGATTACCTGTGCGATATCTCAAATTAAATACGTTAGGTGTTTTTAGAAAGAATGATCCACCTTGACCAGATGATGCTTTTGTTTTTACTGCCATATTACTTTTAAATGATCTTATAATTAATCTTACTTGTTCTGCTTCTTGTTCACTACGTGGCATCATTTTATAAGAGAACTTGAAGTTTCTTAATGTAGGACCATTGAAGAGTAATTCCATATTTGGATTAAAGACTTCTCCATTTTCTCTTGCCATTAATTGATCGACAGTAATATTACCACCTAACATACCAACTGCTTGAGTTGTTAACTGTTTCTTTAATAAGTCTGCTGCCTTTTCACCACCACCAACTCCTTCGTTAAATTGGTTAGCTGCATTTTTTATAGCTCCTGTTACATCATCAACATATTTTGTACCACCTTTTGTAAAATCAGCATCCATTGCATCTCTGATACCACTTGCAGCAGTCGCTTGAAGATTACCTAATTTACTGCTTCCATAATCAACAGAGTTGCCATCTTGAACTGAATTTGGTATGGGAAGTAATATAGAACCATTATTTAAAAGTGCTTTTGTTGCAAGTCCTCTTGGTCTTGTGCTACCTACTACTTTACTTCCTTGTATTCTACGATTTCCTGATGCTGGATTTGAAATTAAACTACCACTTGATTGTTTAACTGACTTGTATTCTACAATATCAATCTGTAAATAATCTGTGTGTGCTGTAAGTGCTTGATATGGATATCTTAAAACACCACCTCTTGATGCTCTCTGTGATTTTGATTTAGATTTAGGTCTCACTCGGTTATTTCTTATATCTTCCTGTTGCTTTTCAGCATCTAATAAAAATTTTCCATCAGAAGTTATCGGTCTGCCCGTAGCAGAATCATACGTTATATCTCCAACTTTATATGTTGACATTTATAAATTTTTTAACTATTTATACGTATTTTTCCAAAAGGTAGAGTTTGTAAATCTCTTATCTCATTTGAATAGACTTTATGGAGACTTCCAACCACTTCTTGAAAGGTATATTGTCGTGTTTGACCCCAATGAAAATTGATTCCACTGAAACCCCATGAGAATACATTTGTAACAGCAACAAATGGATGTGCATCATAACGAACACTGGATGTCTTTGGTTGATATACAAACGTATAGTAGTTACCAACACTTGGAGTTGATTCGGTTTCACTTAATACATCAAGAATTTCAACCATCAACGCATCAGGATCTTCAATACCTATTAATTCATTTAATACTGGACTGATTCGACTCATTTGATTCCAAGTTCGTTTTCT